CCGTTGTCGCCCAGGATCGGCGAGTTCAGTTTCACTTTGAGTCCGGTCATGAAGGCGTGGTCCGTGCCCGTGTACCGGGCGACCATACCGCGCTTAAGCCTGGCGCTTTTCATGGGCGGCCTCCTGCTTGGCGTAAAGTTGGCGAATCTCGCGGCGGATCTGCGCCGCCGTGTGTTTCAGGCCATTCGCCGCCGCGAAAGCGGCTTCGGCTTCCATCCGGCGGATATCCGACGTCCGGCGCGGCTTCCAGGTCTTGGTTTTGTTCTTGGTCATCGCTGTCTCCCTTTGGTTTTGGTTCTTCGTGCTCACGCGACGCACAAGGGCTTCGGTTCACATCAAAGTCAAGGGAAAACAACCACTTATGCGAACTTTCTGCGCCCGAAGAGAAGCGCCCTTTTCGGGGCGCTGGAGGTGGGAAAGTGTTCGGGGTGGGCGTTATGGGGAGACTGTCTTTTCCTCTCGGAAGCCTCGGAAGACTCCCTCGGCGTAGGCTTTGTGGTTGGCCTTGTCGTCGAGCCAGAAGGCCGCGTCGACGTGGCCGAGATCGAGCGCGATGGCGGCGACCGCCGGACGGTCGAGCATGTTCGTGCGGCCCGACCGCCGCACGGCCTCGATGCCCTTCAGCACCTCGGGCGGGATGGCGACTTTGGCGTCGGTTCCGCTCATGGCTTACTCGGCGCTCGCGGCGGCCTTTTCGCCTTCGGCGGGGTCGGCCTCGGCGGATTCCTTGACCTTCGCCAGTTCTTCCTTGGGCAGCGGCACCTTGTCCAGAAGTCCCTGGTCCTTGCAGAAGACCAGCATCATGCGGAACACGCGCTTGGTCTGGTCGATGGTGTGGTGACTGCGCGGGCGCTCGGTGCGCGCCTCTCCCTCTTTCTTGGGCTCGCGGATCAGCTTGTTGACCGCGTCGCTCTTGAAGAAGGCCGAGACATGGACGGGCAGAATCTTGGCGATGTCCTTGCCCTCGCCGAAGTGGGCGACGGCCAGATCGAGGTGCCTCCCGTAGGTGATGATGGTCCGTTCGTTCTTGCCGAGTTCGGTCAGGTGGGCGACGTACTTTACGGCGGCCTCTTTGATCGTGGTGGTCTTGGTGGTCATGAGTTTTTCCTTTCGGTTTGGAGTGTGATGTTCGCGCCGGTGCTCCGGCGACTTTCCACATGCTTTTTGACCAGGGCTTGGAAGGCCTCGAACGGGACACCCAGAGCGGCGGCGACCGGCTCGGAGCATTCCTCGATCTTGGCCTCCCAGTCCTGCGCCCCATGGGAATCCGCTATCCAACCGGCGAGTCGATCGGCTGCGGCGGCAGTCTGCGCGTCCCTGGGGTTCTGGCGGTCGCGGTCTTTCATGTCAGCGGTCCTCCACGAGACGGACTTCGCACAGGGTCCAGGCGTTGAAGGACTGGCCGATCTCTTCGGGCTTCCAGTTGCCTCTCGCCTCCATCCGCGCCAGCGTTTCGTAAGCCTCGGCAATGCTGACGAAGGGGCGGATGCTCCGTTCGTTCAGCGTCTGGCCGAGGATCGCGCCGGTGTCGAGGTTGGTCAGGATGTAACGCGCCATGTCTTTTCTCCTTTCGATTCAGCAGCTTACGACGTGTCACATCGCTTCGTGTGGCGGGCAAGTCAAGGAGATTTTTCATCGAAAATCGAGATTCTTCGGAGGGCGGCGTAATGAGCGCGACACGACTCCCCAAGGACGAAATGGCCATCGCCGATCTTCTGCTGGACCCGGTGCGCTGGGGCGAAGCGTACCTGCGGAATCGGGACGGCGGCAGGCGCAAGTACTGGAAGCACCAGGTGGAGGACCTGCGGTGCAAATCCAAGAACATCATCCACCTGGACGGCCGCGATAGCGGAAAAACTTGGAACTTGTCCACCGACGTTCTGCATTACGCCTTCATCACGCCGGGCGGGTCCGGCCTCGTGGCCGCGCCGCACCAGGGGCACCTCGATACGATCATCGAGGAGGTGGAGTTCCAGCTGTTCAACAATCCGGACCTGGAGGCGTCCATCGCCCGCAACAAACGGGGCGACTTGAAGATCAAGCGCAACCCCTACTTCCGCCTGGAATTCTCCAACGCCACGGTGCTCTATTTCAGACCGGCGGGGCCGCGCGGCGAATCGTTCCGCTCGCTGCACGTGGACCGGCTCTGGATCGACGAGGGGGCTTGGCTTCCCGAAGAGGCGTGGAATGCGCTGCGCCAGTGCCTCAACATCGACGGAAAGTTCCGCGTGTACTCGACGCCCAACGGTATCCGCGATGCGACCTACTACCGGCTCACGCAATCGACCAAGTGGAAGGTCTTCCGCTGGCCGTCGTGGATCACCCCGACCTGGACGTCCGAACGCGAGGCGGAACTGCTCGAATTCTACGGCGGCAAGGACACGGCGGGTTGGCAGCACGAGGTCGCCGGGGAGCACGGGCAGCCGTCGTTCGGCGCGTTCAACATGACCGCCTTCCACGCCTGCCGGAAAGACGTGCCCGAATTCCGGATCGTGACGATCACCAGCGAGGAACTGGAGGGGTGCGACGACGACCGGGCGGTGCGGCAGCGTTTCGACATGCTGCTGAGCTTGTCGCCGCGCAAGGGAACCTTCTGGATGGGGATCGACACGGGATACACCAACGACCCGTCCGAGCTTGCGGTCTTTCACGAGGAGGATGGCGTGGCGCGGGAAATCCTGCGGGTCCACGGCGAGCGCGTGCCTTACCCGTGGCTGTCGGAATTGATCTTCACGCTCGATGTGTACTTCGAGTTCACGGGCATCGGCCTGGACAACGGCGGCAACGGTCTGGCCGTGGCGCAGGAACTGACGAGCCTGGACAAGTTCAAGGTGCGCAACCTGGGCGACCGGCTCAAGGGGTTCGATTTCGGCGGCATGACCGTCATCGGATACGGCGAGGACGGCAAGGCGATCAAAAAGCAGACCAAGGAGTACATGACCGACCTGATCAACGGCTCGATGCAGCGGCGGGACATTCTTTTCGCCGCGTCCGACCGTCCGATGGAGGAGCAGTTCGCTACGCAGACCTACACCCTGAACAACGGCCGCGTGACCTACAGCAAGGGCAACGACCACGTGATCGACGCCGTGCGCTGCATGGCCCTGGTGCGCGAGCGGACGGCATTCGAGAAGCGCGGACCCCACTTCGTCGAGGTCTGCATCATGCCGATGGCCACGGACCCGATTTTCGACTGATTGAGGAGGGACAGTGAGAAGCAGCGATCAAAGAGCAGCGAAGAAAAATGCCCCGCTGGAGGCCGCCGCCCCGGACCCGCTGGCCTCCTTCGCCATCATCCTGGACCCCTCGCGCATGGGCACGGCGGCGGCGCTGGCGCCCAATCTGTTCGAGAAACACGGCGTCAAGGATTCCATTCCCGCCGAGTGGCACGAGCGCGCGGCCAAGGCCTGGGAGTATTACCTCGAGGAACCCATCGTCTCGAACACGATCAACTCGTGGCGCGTCTTCGCCCTGGGCGACGAGGTCGGCGTGTCGAGCGAGGATGAAACCACGCAGGACCAGGCGCGGGATATGTTCTATCGCCTGGACCTCAACAGCTTCGTCAAGGACATGATCCTGCAGCTGCTCGTGAAGGGCGACTGCATCGGGTATCTCAAGCGCACGCCCGAGGGCGACGATCTGGCCAAAGTGGTCTGCGTCAATCCGGTGAGTGTGAAGCTCAAGTTCGTGGGCGGGACGCTCACCGAGGCCACGCAGCGCAAGGAAATGGCCGACGGCACCTTCGACGCTGGGGACGGGGGCGTTTCGCTGGCTCTCGACCAGATGTTGCACATCAAGTGGAACGCCCCGGAATTCTCGCCGCGCGGCAACAGCCTGGTGCTGCCCGCCTTCGAGTCCATCGAACTGCTGCGGGATTTTCGCAAGGCCGAGCGCGCCATCGCCAAGCGGTGGACGACGCCCCTGCGGTTCATCCAGGTCGGCGGGCAGTTTGGCGACAAGGTCATCATGCCGAGCCAGAAGATGATCGATACCCTGCGCGGCGAACTGAACAAAATGGACCTGAAGAGCGGCCTGGTCGTGCCCTTCTACGTCAAGGCGGAAACCTACGGCAACGAAGGGCATGTGCTCGATACCGAGCGCAAGGTCAAGGAGGTCAAAGAGGACATCCTCGTGGCCCTCGGCATGGCACGCAGCATCGTCACCGGCGATGGCCCCAACTTCGCCACGGCCTCGGTCTCGATGCAGAAAATGGTCATCATGCTCAAGGAGATCAAGCAGGCCGCGCGGCGGATTCTGGACTGGGTCTTTTACGAGTGGATGGAACTCAAAGGCCTCGACGCCGACGTTGATTATGAGTTTTCGGACCTGGACCTGACGAGCGAGGTGGACCAGAAGCGGCTGCTCATCGATCTGTACGACCGGAACCTGATTTCCAAGAACACGCTCCAGGCCAAGATGGACCTCAATCCCGAAGTCGAGTCGGCGAACCGCGCCAAGGAGCAGCGGCTGCTCGACATGAACTGGGACATCAAGGACGTCACGGCGCTCGTGCAACTGGCGATCATGAGTCCGGCGTCGGCGCGCAAGCTGCTGGGGCTGGAAGACGCCGCCGAGGATCAGACGATCCAGCAGGACGAGCAGCAGGCGGTCGAGGCCATGTACGCGGACGCGGCGGCCAAGGCTCGCGCCTCGGGCGATACCTGCAGCGAGTGCCTGCACTTCGATGAGGATGCGAACCGCTGCCGCGTGCTGGAGCGGGACGCCTCGCTTTTCGATCCGGCCTGCCGTTTCTACCGCCACGCGGCGGTGTAAATGCCGGCCGTCGCCCTCGACCAGGCCGAGCGCATCCGCCAATCTGTGGCGGCGTCGTTTGCGGCCCGCGATCTGTACACGGAGAAACAGGTCGCGGCGCTCGTCGGGTCGCTCAAGGAAGCTGAAAAGCGGATCAAGGCCGACCTGCTGCGATACGCGGATCTGGGCACGCTCACCCCCGGGCAGAAGATCAACCAGATCAGGCTGGCCGCGCTCACCGACCGGCTCGACGGCACGATCAAGGGGCTGAAGGCCGAGTACACCCTCGCGCTGAAAACCGCCGCCAAGGAATCCCACCTCGAAGGCATCACCCAGGGCGCGCTGGAACTCAAAGTCCACGGCCTGCCGGGATACGACGCGCTCACCGACGAAAGCGCGAAGCGACTGGCCAAGGACGCCTTCTCGCTCATGGACAGAAGCGCGCTCGATTTCCTGGTGCGATTCGATGTCCAACTGGCCGGTCAGGTTTCGACGGACCTGCTCACCGGCGTCAAGAATGCGCTGACGGTCGGGATCGCGCAGGGTCTGTCCATCCCGAACATCGCCAAAAACATCGGCTCGGTGATCCTGGACAAGGAAGCCTTCAAGCAGGCGGGCAAAACGGTCTTCGGTTCGGCGCAGCAGCGAATCGAACTGATCGCCCGCACCGAGATTCTGCGGGCCCACAACCAGGGGCGGCTCAAGTTCTACGACACCGTGGGCGTGCGCCAGGTGCGGTGGATGGTCGCGCATGATGAGCGATTGTGCCCGATCTGTTCGGAACTCGATGGGCAGGTCTTTGCAATCGAGAAAATGCCTCCCTTGCCTCGACACCCCCTATGTAGGTGTGCCTGCCACGCAATGCCGCTGCGGGTGTGCAGCACCGAGTCGTTGAAGCTCACGGCGATGGCCGGTCCCGCCGACTCCCAGGGCTCGTGTTTGATGACACCCCAGCAGGTTCATGACGTTGCGGGGGCGCAGAAAGCCGAGCAGGCCCAAACCAACAAAGCGATCAAGCAGGGACAATACGAAACGCTGGGCCTCAAGCCGCTCCAGAATGAATGCAAGAAGCGTGGGATTTCGATCTACAGGACCAAGGCCGATTTCATCAAGCTGCTGGGCCAGCAGAATCCTTCCATCGATTACTCGACCTGGGCGACCAAGGACATCATGGCCGAAGTCGCCAAGCAGAGCATCGGCAAGACCTGCACCAAGGACGATTTGATCGCGTTGCTCAAGCAGTGGGACGCTGCGCACGCGGCGATCATCAAAGAGGCGGCGGAAACGTTGCCGGAATTTGCCTCGATGACCGTCCAGCAGCTTCAGAACGAGTGCCTGAAAAACGGCATTTCCATTTCCAAGACGAAAAAACATTTCATCGCGGAACTGGAAAAGCTGGAGCCCAACCCCGCCAAACCGCACTTCATGCTCAAGGGCGAGGAACTCCAGGCCAAGATCAAGCAATTCGGGATCGGCAAGCTCAAGCCGAAGGAGATGCTGGTTTCCGATCTTCAGAAGGCGCTCTCTATCGACAAGAGCGCGGTGCAGGCGGTCGAGGAAGCGGCCAAGCACAAGGCCGACCTGATTCAGGCCATCGACGCGGTCGTGATGCCCGATGACCCGGCGCAATACCAGGCGTTCCTCGATTCGGCGAAGAAAGCGGCGCAGGCCTATTCCCAGCATGCGGATTTTATCGCCGCCGGTGAGGTGGGTTCGCTCTCGGAATCCCTCGCCCAAAAAATCACGGCCTGGGAAACCAAGGTCAAGAACATGTCGCTGGACGACCTGAAGAAGCTCGCCCAGCAGACGAAGCTCAAGCATTACCAGTGGCACACGAAGGACGAACTGGTCGCGCGGTTCTCGATGTTCGACGAGGCGCAACTGGCGAAGGTGGATGCCTCGGTCGAAGGGAAATGGGCAAAGTGGGCCGAGAAGCATGGCGGCAAAAAGGCGAAGACGCCGACGTCGGAAACCGCCCCGGCACCGAAACCCGTTGCACAGCCGCCGAAGCCGGTGAAGGTTCCGGAGTCGCCGCTTCCGCCGAAAAATCCGATGAAGCTCGCGCCGGTCGACGAGCCGTTCAGCACAGTCGATGCGCGGTGGGAGCAAATCAAGGCGAAGAAGCCGTTCAAAAATCGCCGCGAGGTGAGAAACGAACTGGGCGGCGCGCACCGCAAGTACATCTATGACGACGACCAGGGAAACAAGTGGCTCTTCAAGCCGATCTCCGAGGATTTCCGCGCCCACGGCGACGAGGTCGCCTATCGCATCGGCCGCCTGGTCGATCCGGACGCGGTGGAAGTCCGGCTCGTCGAACTGGACGGGGAAGTCGGCTCGATCCAGCGCATGGTGCCCAAGCTCAAGGCGCAGAAGGATTTCAAAGGGATCGACCCGAAAGACTTGCTCCCCGCCGAACTGGAACAGGTGCAGCGCGAGCACGTCATCGACTGGCTGATCAGCAACCACGATGGTCACTGGGAGAACTTCCTGCGCGGCACCGACGACCATCTTTACGGCATCGACAAAGGGCAACTCTATAAGTTCCTGGGCGACGATGTGCTCGATATCGCCTATCACCCCAACGCGCCGCATGGCGCGTCCGAGCCTTACTACAACACGGTCATGCGCGCCTTTTCCGAAAAGCGCATCGACATGAACCTCCAGGCGACGCTCACCTACATCGAGCGCGTCGAGGCGATTCCCGACGAGCAGTTCCTCGACATGCTGCGCCCGTATGCGGAGCGGCGGTTCAAGACGGGAAAAGCGAAGCTCGACGCTTTTTACCAAATGGCGCTCGACCGCAAGCACAGCGTTCGTGGCGATTTCGAGAAGTTCTACGACAAGCTTGCGAAAAAACGGGGACTGCCGGGTTTCTCGTTCGACGCGAAGGCCGCGAAAAAGGGCGCGGCGCGTCTCGGGCAATTCGAGGAGCGGATGGTGCAGGACGCGGCCGAGGCGGGTTGGCAGGGCAAGTCCATCCCTATCGACGTGGACCAGATCGAGGACCAGAACGCGCTGGTGTTCCAGCAGACCGTGAAAAAGGGATCGAAGGTCACCGGCAAACAGACAGTCGTCCAGATCAAGGTGCGCCCCGAACATGAGGACAAGATTCTCGAAGCCATCGGCAAGGCGGGACCTGCGGGCAAGAAAACGGTCCTGCCCCAGGTGGGCGCGCCGCTACCGGAAGACGAGTTTTACGACACGATTCTGACGGCCGTGAAGTCGGTGAATCATCATCTCGCCGACAATAACTTCAACCAAAAATCCGTCGACGCCGCGACAAAGCTTAAAACCAAGCTCTCGAAACTGCTCAAGCACGAGGATGCGGAAATCCGCCACATGGCCGAAAGCTACATGGCCAAGATCGAGGAGCTTCACGCCTCTGTCGTCGATGTGGTGAATGGCAAGGGATCCGGTAAAAAGGTTGCCAAGTTCGTCCAGTACCTCAGGAAATCGGAGCCGCCGAAGGCTGTGCAGGCGGTGAAGCCCAAGGAGATGGTCGTTCGCAAGGGAAAGGTGCTCATGCAGAAACGGACCAACACGGCGGGCGAGATCATTACCGACGGCACCGAGCGCGACCTGTCCTCGATCTTTGGGCGTGGGATGGCCGACGGCACGCAATACGAGATTGAGTTCGAGGACGGCGTCACGGCGATCTACCGGCCCTGGGCGGGCAACAACGATATTTTTGCGGCGGCGGGCGAACTGGAGGTGCGCGTCGATGGTGCGTGCGCTCCCGGCGTCGTGGAAAAAGCCCTTGAAAAGATTGAGCGGTTGGGCCTGAATGCGACCCCGGCGGCCATCGAGGACGCGGAAATCATGTACCTGCAGAAGCAGGCCTACGTCCAGGGCATCGACAACTCGCCGCGCTACAAGAAAGCGCTCGGATCGATGAAGAACAAGAGCAAACAGGAGCAGGTGAAAACCCTGCGAGATTTCTGGAACGCGGAACTGGGCGTGCGGGACGTGACCGAGCTTCCGCACTACAACCCTTTCGGCGCATTCCAGCACGCGACGCGCGGCAAGCTCGAAGGCGCGGGACGCCGCACCCAGATGCGCTTCGACCTGACCGAAAGCGACCTGGAACGCCAGATGAGCGGATACTCGTTGCGGCACACTCTGACCGACGACCGCGACATGGCGGAATTCATCGAAACGGCGCTGGAGCACAACGGCGCGATGGTCTCCACGGTCGAGAAGATGCGAATGGGCATCAAGCCCGGCGGCATGTCGCCGGTCGCGGACATGGAATCCGGCGGCGGGACGTACTTCTTCACGCGCATTCGCAAAACGCCGACGGCGACCCGTCCCGGTGAGCCTGGACTGTACTTCAAGCGGAATCTACTTCGCCGGATGGACGCGATCACGTATGATCACGACAAGTTCGGGCGCTGCACCGGCGACCACGTCCGACGGAATCGCAGATCGCAGATCGACCAGTGGAAAAGCATCGTGCAGCGCGACAGGAGCGACGAGACGATCTTCAAGTATTCCGTCACTCTTTTGGACAACCTGGAGGTCATCGTCGCGCCGGATCGAAAGGCAAAAATGAACATCATCATGTCCTTCAAGAAGCGCGGCATCACGCATCTGCCGGACGGCCGCAAGATCGAGGACATCGTTTGGGCGAGTTACTGACATGGGTAAAATCGATGTAAAAGCGGAAGCGGCCAGGCTCCAGGAGACGCTCGACGGAATCACGAAGAACGGCTTCTGGTACTACGTGGATTTCCCGGACGGCGATACGCTGACGTTTCAACCCTATCGGCTCGACGTGCTTGGCGCGCATCCCCAGATCGCTTCCGACGGGACCGTGAAGGGGTGGACCTACTCGGTGCTGATGATCGACCGGGGCTTCGTGGATTTCGGCGCGAGCACGCACGGCAACCACCTGCACTTCGTGACGAAAATCGAGTGGCTGCGAAATGCCAAGAACGAGATTTACTCGGCTTATCTCTACGACGATCAAGAGTACAAGATTTACATCATTGGTCTCGATCCGCTCGACGACCCGGAACTGGTCGAGGAGTGGAAAGAGTACGCGAAGCGGCTCGCCGCCATGCCTGATCGCGTGGAGCGATGCCGCAAGGGAGTGACCCGCGAATTCATGGAGATGGTGGAGGCACGGTTCCGATGAAGCTGCGGTACATGATCGATTACGTGTTCGACGATAAACGCCACGAGCGTGGCCTCGATCCCTACGTGCCTGCCGGTCTGTGGGTCGTGACGCCGACCGGATTCGACGCCGGATATCTGCCGGGTTTCGAGGAGCGCGAGGACGAGGTCAATTGGCTCGTCAACGGATGGGTCGAGCAGGACATCAAGCCGTGTCTCAACCCCGGCTTCATGGAATACTGGCAGGAGAGCCGGTCGCCTTACAGGGGTACGTTCGGCGATATCATCGAGAGTGAACAGTACGAAAACTCCGGCGAGTGCATAAAAGCCATCATTACCAGATTTCGAGAAGAACCAACCACCTGATGACCTTCGATTTTCGTAAATCAAACTCTATTTGTCGCAGAAAATGGCCTGAGCTTTTTCAACGCTATCGAGCAGATCAGTGATGGTGGTAGCCTGTTTGGAAGTGAATTTTTCCAATTGTTTCGGATTTGAGTGCTTAACCAGAATGGCATACAATTTTGCTAGGGCTTTACAAATTTCGTCTTTTTCGTTCATCTGATATCCCCTTTCTGATTCAAATTGTTGAGTATCTTCCTAGCAATTAATAGACTGGAATTCAAGAGCAAACTTGGCCCCCGCAGATGGAAAAGCTCGGAATAAAAAGAGTCGGCCTCAGCAGGTGAAACCCATTTCCTAAAAGCGCAAACAGATCGTCATCCAACGAAGCGGTGTTGCTATTCTCGGCGAGGACCTCCAGGAGCATAAATCCTTATGTCCGAAAAACCCTGCTCTTCGAGTAACTCACGAAGGCGTTCGGTAGGTGCCTTAGCCATTAGGCAAATCTCCTTCAGGTTGGTGGTATTCTTCCAAAGATTGAATAGTTTTCATTTTTGGTTTAACAGCGTTATCGATTTAGCTCTCACTGGTTGTGCGCAACAGTGAATTCTCAGAATGTGACGCCCATTGGCGCGCTCTAACGCGAACAGTGAAATGCCAATACCTATAGCCTTGGATGTTACAATTAGACCAATCGTTTGACCGGAAAAGGCATTCAATAATTGGTTACGATTGCAAAGTTGAATGCGACTGTCAACTTCAACGTTATATTTGTAGGGCTTGGCAGAAATGTCGATTTCGCTGAACCCGAAGATTCCGTTTATCGATCCCGCATTCAGAAACAGGTATAGCTTACCGCCGAGATCGGCATTTCGAAGGTGAACGTCAGCCGCATTGTCAAAGGCTCCGACAGCGTTGAAATCATCGCCGACAGAAAGTACCTGTTCTTTGCAAATCGCAGTGAAGATTTTCCTTTCGATTTTTGCCACTGCTGATTTTGCGAGTTCAGTGGCATCGAAAGAGCCGTCATCGGTAATGGGACAATCGACAAGGAACTCAGGAGTGAAGGACGAATAAATGTGCTGAACATGATCGCCAATTTTTCCCACCCATGAAAACTGTTCATTCGGTCTTCGTCCGAACTTCGTGTCCGAAATCCGAGCTATTGGGCTAAAATTATGAATTTGATCCTCGATTGTCTCCAAGCTGATCATTCGAATTCCTTTCAGCAAAATCCAGGCGCTTTAAGCCTGAACAGAACCACTACCGCTCCTTGGAGCCTGCCTACCATAATCCACCTTGCAAAGAACTTTTCGAGAGGGAACAAGAGGCAACCCTCATCGACGAAGTTTACCACGATTTCACCTCTCTGTGGCAAGCAATCGTATTCACTCTGTCTCCATGAGCAGGCTGGTCGCGTTCATCGAGGATCTCATGGTAGTTGGATTCTTCGGAACTTACGGGTGGAAGAAATGCGGGGTGAAAACTTCCACTAAACGAACTTGCCCTATCCTGAATAGACCCATATTCTGCCTGCATGAGTAAGCTGTTCACATACATCGAGAAGCTCGTAGCGCAAGGATTCTTCGGAACCCTGACGCTGGGTTTCCAGAACGGCAAGCTCGTGACCATCAAGGTCGAACGGAGCCTGAGACCGGACGACCTTTGACAAAGTGACCCAGGGGTTGTCGAAAAAATCGAGCCCCGGTGAAGCCTGAAGGCAAACCCTTCGCGTAGATCGGCGTGGTTGTCGGAAAAACCGAGCCCG